CTCCACAAATAAACCGCATAACCAAGCCGTTTTTAAGGCTTGTATGCGGTTTTTCTTTTTGCCTGTTTCCCGTAAAACACCGCCTAAAACTGCTTTAAATTTCAAAAATGTTAGTCAAATGTTAGTCAGCTTTAAAGTTCAAAAAATCGGGTGTTTACTGACTTTTTCTTACATACTCAATCTATATTTATTCATTGCGAATATCTGATAACACGAAAAAGTTTTAAAAATAGTTTATTGATGATAACAATTAAAAACAGCCCCACACTTCTTACTTAGCAAGTGTGGGGCTAAACTTATATATGCTATTCTTTTGTGTCTGTATCGGTTTTGCTTTCAACTGTATTTTTCAATCGGCGGACGATATTTACAAGGAATTTTGGAATTGGCGTGCCTAACTCCGAGAGATTTTCGAGAATTGAGATTAATTCGTTGATGATGAGCCAAATCGTTACAATTAAACCGCAACAATATGTGACACCTATATTTACATTTGCCGCCGCTAAGCCTGTGCAGATTAAATAATCGACAACACCCGCAACAACCACAAGAGCGAGATAGCTTGCTTTTTTCAAAATTCCGATTAAACCTGTTTTACTTTTTAATTCGCCGTTTCTGTACGCCGATGTCAATCCTGTAATATAATCAATAAGCATTACAGCGATGAGCACGAGAATTGGGATAAGTAAGATATTAAAATATGATATCAGAGCACCGATAGCTACTGAAACAGTAGCCTGAATAATATTGTCTTTCATTATTTCACCTCATCGTAAAGCTGTTTTGCGAGAGCATATCCTTCGAGTTCCCACAACTTATTTTCAATTCTTTCCATACAGATTTTTTTGCCAATTTTTTCATCGTAATTAGCAGGATCAACTGCTCCGCTTGCTTCATTTATAACAAAACCATTTGGTAATTTACAGCTTACCATAGTTACTTTGTTATAAACTGTTTCAATTCTAAATTCTGATTTTTTGAGCAATTCATCAATCTGCTGCTTTGTTACTGCATTTTTCATTTTATACCTCCAAAATTATGTCAATGTAATCTGCAAGCCGTCAATCTTATTACCGAAAAGTCCTGCGTAGCCGTCCTGTGAGCTGTCCTGCTCTGAGTTGTACTGCCAATCAAAGAAACTGCTCTTGCCCTGCTTTCTGACACGGTATGTAGCTTTATAATTGCCGACTCCCTCAAACTCGACCTGTACGGCATCAATGACTTTGCCTTTAATGCCTGCATAACCATTGTCGCTATCGCTGATGTCATAGCCGTTTACCCACGGCAGCCAGTCACCATTAAGCAAGTGCACACGATAGCGAGTTTTACCTTTTGATACTTTAAGAGCAATAGCTGAAATAGCTTGTTTCTTTCGTCCTGCTACATTTGACAAGCCCTTGACCTCGCTGTACCACTTGCCGTCTGCAAAGACTCTATATGTCAGCGTTGGTTTTGCGACTTTGCTTTCAGACTTGCCGAAGATGTTATCGTTGTAAATTACATTTGTGTCAATGTTACCGCTGTAGCCGCTGACCCTGCCTGTCGAGCTGTTCTGCCAAATGTCGCAGTCAAGTTCTGCTTTATCGTTATACTGAGCAAGCCAAATGCTATATTTTGATTTTAACCTTTTATAATCAAGATAGTTGTTAAACCAATTTAAGTTAGCATACACACCTGCTCTGTAACCGTTTTCCTTGACTGTTTCGCAAAAGCGTTCTGCAATTTCTGTAATTTTAGTTTTACCAAGGTGCAACTGCGAACTGTCCTCAAGGTCATAATAAATTGGCATATCAAGGCTTTTATTTTTAATGCACTCAAGGCAAGCCTTTGCCTCTTTTTCAGCATCATTAACGCTGTCGGCATAGCTGTACCAATACACTCCGATTTTTAAATTTGCGTTTTTTGCATTTCTAAAATGGCTTTCAAACATACTGTCTTTTTGCGATACTTCTCTGCCGTATCCTGCCCTTATTATTACAGCTTTTATGCCGTCATTTTTCATTTTGTTGAAGTCGATATTCTGCTGAAATTCTGAAATATCAACACAAGTTACTTTTGTCATATTCATACCCCTTCATTTAGATTTTCGACGACCGTCCAATCGCATTTCGTTGCCGGAGCTGCATACAACTTCTTAATTTCAGATATATTGACGCAGCGGTCAACAGTAAGTACATTCGGCGTGTCAGAATATTCACCTTTCAGCGTTCTTACCTGAATTTCAGTATTACCAAAATCACAGTTGCGAATAGTAATACTTGAACCTGTTTTGATTGACAATCCAAAATCGCTATTGTCAGCATTTTCGTGATTCTGATAGCCAACAGTGCAATGTGTAGGGATAATTTTACAGTTTTCAATCAATCCTACCTCACCAAAGCTGTGACCACATCCGAGCGCTGGAACCGTTGTTTTGCCAGAATAATCAACGCAATCAGCACGACCGCCCCACTTGAAGATACAATTAGATACCGTCCATTCAGTTGCATAGCCTGTGCCGCCGCTTTCGAGGTGAAGAGCATAACGGATATTTTTACAATCAAATGTAAAACCTTTGATGTGAGTATGGACATTCAAATCAAGATGAAACGGACATTTTTTGATTATATCTTCCGACTTCAAAGTTAACTTATCAAAGCCTGTTGCACCGTCCCACTTAATTATTGTAGCCTGTGGATTGTATATATTTTCAGACTCATAATAGACATAGTCTTTCATCATTACCCCACGATAACCGATTAATTTTACATCGGACAAACCTGCGTATCTATCTTGCATATCTGTATATGTGCCTTGTGCAACGATGATTGTGTAGCGATTATGGTAGTTGTTGTCTGTTATGCTATCATTAGCAGACAGAATAGAGTTGAACTTTGTAACACCAAACCCATCTGTATTCTCGTTGTAATCATTTGAAACATACAAATAATGCATAGCGTAGTCGGAAGCTTGGTACAACTCAGGTTTAATGCTTTCGCTTATAAAATCAGGATTTGCATACGCTGATTTTTTGTTGTTCTGTTCAAGTTGAAGATTACAACTGTTGTCAACAAGTCTATTTGTAGCAACCGCAATTTTAATCGAATTTACGGTTGCATTTTCTGTCGCTCTATAAGTGGCCGCTGCATTTTTAAAAGCACTAACTTCTGACAAGAGCCAAGATGAACTAATTGCCGTCTGCTCATTTGCAGGATAGAACACACAACCGCCGTTTGTAATATTAGCAAAATTCTGCAACGATAAGCAATACGCTTTGCCTTGTTCAAGAGTAACCGCACGCTTGAGCTTGAGATAAAAATTAACCGCAGCGGTAGATGTGCCACTCAAGCTAATTTTATTGTTCTTGACTGAAATAGTAACTCCGTTCGCTGTCTGTTCTGTGTCCTCAAGCGATGTGAGATTAATGCTTGTAGATGTATTGAGCAAAGAGTCTTTTGCTATCATTTTTGCAGATGCGGTTTCGATTGCTGCATTTGTGTCATCAATACGCTTTTCGATATTTTTATTGCTTTCTCTGATTTCAACAACACTATGACTAAGTGTTTCAATATTAGTGCCCATTACTGCTATATCAACACTGTTGCTGTAGATACCGTCGTCCATACGATTTAAGTTTGTTGCGTTCAGCGCCGGAACAGCTCCGTCAACCCAATTAATTTTGCTGTAACTCATTTATCTCATCCTTTCCTAAATATTCTGTACCTTCTGCCGTCAGCCTTACTCTCATGCCGTTAGTGCCTTTCAGCGTTCGTTCAAGAATAAAACTGTCGACCGTTTCCGTGTCCGTAAAGCCTGTTTTTATGCTCACCTTGTCGCCGCATTCGAGCCACCACCTACCGTAAACATCAGCTTTAAAAGGCCTGTAAGCATACAAATTGTAAAAGATGTAGTTGTTATCTTTATTATCGTTAAAACTTGTAACAATACCTGCAATGTCTGTACAGCAAGCAGTAATTATGTTGTCCGATATATACCAACTTTGTTTTTCTTCTTCTGTATGACCGTACGAAAAATAGCTGTCCTTGTTGTACTTAAACTTAATAAGATTAATACTGCGTGTTGTGTATTCCTCAAAGTCGAGGTTGCTGTAGTTGTCAACGACCTCGGTTTTAGGATTTAAAATTTGAATAAACTTTATCTTGCCCTCTCCGCTCATAATTGCAAAACAAGCATTAAGTTCGCAGTACGCACTCAACAAGTCCGCTATCGTGGTTTTGTCATTGAAAACCGATTTTACAAGATCCAATTTCAGCGACAGCTCATTGCTGTCATTAAAGCCTGTAAATTCGTTTTCGTAATCATAATCCTTTAAAAAGCTGCTGCAGAGATATACTCTCAAGTCATATAAACTTATTTTTGGCGAATAAATCGCAAGGCTTGTAAAGTAGTTGTAAGCGTATTTTTGTGAAGCGAGATATAAATCGTCATATGCGATAATTTCCTTTACCGCCCTGTTTTTCTGTCTTGATGAGCTGTTGACAGTACCGCAGAATAGCGACACCTCAATAATTCCAGACTGATAACCGCAATATAAATCTGCACTCGGCAATACTGTATCCGAGGGAAATAAAAGCCCCTTGCTGTATGACTGTTTCATTATAACTTTAATGCGTTTGCCGTTAAGCTCTGTATCAACATTTATCACTCTTACAGTAAGCTGACCTGCAATACAGCCGCCGAGTTTAAACTCCTTGCCGTCACTGATTGCCTGCGTAAGTTCAAGACTTTCAGATACAATATTCTCGCCCGTGATGTTGGGAATATCGTCGTCAAGAAAGCTGATAATTATTTCCCTTTGCAAGCTGTCGTTCAACAGTTGCTTTTTGACCTCATCTGTTAAATTTATCATACCGCACCCCCTTAATACTCAATAAGCTCAATGCTTATTGGGTTATAGCGGATGTCTGTCTTGCTTGCGTCCATAACCGAAAACTCAATATCGGGAATATAGAAATATCCGCTGTCATATGAGTTGGTTTCATCATTCCAATATGTAACATAGCATTTGCGTTGTACTGTGTTCACGATTGCAGAATTAATAATATTCTGCATATTGATTTTCTCGTTCAAGTGCAGAATGTGGGTAGAAAAAGTAATGCTTGTCTTACCTGTCGGCAGTGTTGAACGCTGTAAACTGCCGTTATCGTCACGCTCGGCATCGTTGTCCATACGCTGATCAGGTGTTGACGAATATTCAGCGAAATAGTTATTAGGAAATTCGGTATTTCCGAATTTTAGTAAATAACCTTTATAATTTGACATACTGCACCCCCTTTACGCAAATGCCGATTTGCCGTTATGGCGGTTTTTATAAAGTTCGTTTTGCTTTACGATTTCGTTAAAAATATCATTGCCGTTAATTTCAGCGACAAACTGATAGTAGTTACCGCCGTTGTTTCTGAATATTACGAACATCTCATACAGCTTTTTAAGATACGACAGAATTTCGCCGAGAATTACCGTATCCTCGCCGTTAGAAGTATTAATCATACCTTGTAGCTTGCTAAGCGGCGCAATAACTTCCGGATTGCCCGAATTAGCTCCTGCGTTATCTCCGACTACCGCAAGTGTCGGTGCTTTGACAAGTCCGCCTTTGGCGAGCCTTGGCAAGGTAACCTTATTAAGCCGACCTGCGTGCCATTCCTGCCCAAACAACTTGCCTATCGAATTTGCAACCGTGTCCACACCCGACAACATTTTATTGATTGCAGAAATAAAGCCGTTTATAAAGTTTTCAAGTCCTGTTAGTACATTGTTAAGAGGAGTTTTTAAAATGTTATAAATCGGAGTGAACACATTTGAAAAGATTGTTTTTATAGGTTCTAAAGCATTTCTTATATTATTTAACATCATGGTAATGACACTCTGTACCTTTATACTTGTATCAGATAAACCATTGACAAGACCTAAAACTGTATATTGTCCACGCTTATACATTTCTCTTGAAGGTGAATGTATATCCATTGCACTGTCATATTCGCTTAATACAGTGTTAGCAAGTCCGTTGCTGTTTTTAACGAGAGCGTCTTTATAAGTTTGAGTACCTTTGACTAAACCGATTACTGTATTTTTACCACTATCTTCCGCCGCTACTTTAACATCACTTAGTGACTTCCAAATCTTTTCTCCATTTTCATCCGTTGCGGAAAGAATATCATTTTGTGAAATCATCTGCTGATTATATGCCATTAGCACCGCCGCTGCATCAGAATAGTCTCCGTTCAGGACTTTTTGAACATCTATCAAATCATCGTTAGTCATAGTAAGCTCATTAACTTTTGCGGTAGCCTCATTATACTGCTCTTTCAAATCGTCATAAGCATTACACATTTCCTTAATATCGTCATACATTTGACTCTCTTCTCTAAAGTTGATACCACCGTTGATAGTACCGTAACTTTGAAAGAAATCATTCATTGTGTAACCACGGCTGGAGAGTTTTTTCTCCAACTGCGCATAAGCAGAATCAATTTCATTCATTTTTGAACTCATTGTTTCTTTGACTTCTGATAAATTCTTATTAGCTGTAATCTTTTCAAGCGCATTTTCTTGCTGTAATGCTGACAGAGCCGCAGCATTTGCGGCTTTCTGATAATTATTAATGAGATTGTTAAGTTCCGAAGATACTTCGCCCAAATCGCCTTTAAGATTCACTGTATTATCATCACTTATTTCAACATATCTATCCCAAGTATCTTTAAATCCGTCAACATTGTCTTCAAAATAGGTAACAATAGTTTGTAATTGAGCCATTTCTGAGGGTGAAAGTTCTGCTTTATTAAGCAAAGTTTCGAGCTTTTCTTGATAGTCATCAATCAAAGTGTTTTCAGCGTATTTTTGGTCAAGAGTATTAAGAGTATTCTCAACCTTTTCGGTAATACCGTCACAGGTACCCTGCAAATCATCTGAAATACCCTGCAACTCATCACAAAATTTTTTTGCCTCGGAATTGCTCCACCTGCAATCGTTGTAAGCCTGTACGGCTAAAACAATACCCGTTATTGCGCTAGCTATAACAAGCAGAGGGTTAGCTGAAATCACAGAGCTAATATTTTTAACTGCTGATGTGACTTCACTTATACCGCTCGCAATAGCCTTACCTGTCTTGAATGTGATAACTGCCGTGGCAACAGCACCGATACCTCCAGCTACTGCTTTTAACACAGACGGACTTATTTTTTTTATAATATCTGAAATACCTTTAAGTGCTCCGGCAAATGCATTAAGCAAATCAGGTACAACCTTTTCAATAGTCCACTTTGCCAAAGGTAAAAGAATAGTTTTATAGGCTTGTTTTAGCTTATCGCCACAGGCTTCTGACAAATCACGAAAAGCTCCGCTAAGTGTTTCAGCCGCTTTTGCAACAGGGTCAAGGTTTAGATTTTCAAGCCACTCAAGCCTGATTTGCGACATATCATCAAGGAAACCTGTTATATCCTCTACTATACCGAGAATGTTCTCCCATATTTTCTTACCTGTATTGTTTTTATCCCAAGCCTCTTTTATCTTGTTTCTTAGCGTTTCTGTGAAATTATTGCAGTTGCGAATAATATCAAGTATATTACCCCATATTTTCTCGCCCTTGCCGTCATTCCACACTTCTCTGAATGTGTCACCAACAGTATTTACAAGTTCGACAAGACTGTTCCACTTGTCGATAAATGACTGTACAACGCTGTCGCCTAACCCTGCTTTATCCCACGCTTTTTTGAAAGCTCCCGCAATGTCGCCAATCGTGCTGAATGCAGTATCAAGCAAAGAATTGATGTTTTCAAGGAATTTTTTACCTGTACCGTTATTCCATACATTTCTCCACGATGTACCGATTGAAGATACTACACCTTTAATATTTGTTAGTGCAGTTTTAAAACTTTCAAGCGTTTTGCTTTGGGTTAAGCTGTTAGTTTTTTTGCTGACCGTTGAAGTAACACTGCCGTTGTTTACAGTAGTAGAACCGCTTTGCGTTGTATCTGTTGCTGTTGTGTCAGTTTTCGTAAGAATATTCAGTTTGTCAAAACCTGCTATACTGCGTTTGGCTTTTTCTGCACTGCTTGCTACATTATCAAGCGCAGTGGAACTGTTACTTGCCTCATCACTCAAACCTTGAGCAGCGTTAGCCGCAGTTGAAATATTACTTGCAGTATTACTGCCATCGAAATTAAAAAGGTCGGATAATGAATTAACCGCATTTTTTGCATATTCTGTAAGTTTTGTGATAGCTGATGACAACTTTTGCACAATGTTAGTTGCCACCTGAAGAATAGGCTTACCAATAACCGCAAGCAACTGATTCCAACTCTCTTTTAAGTTGCCTGTTACATTTTCCCAACCGTCTGATTCTCTGCTTGCCTGGCCCAATGCACCTGAGAGCTTGTTAGCGTCCTTTACCATTTCAAGCAAGGTAAGCTGTTTTTGTGATTCTGACAGTTCGACAAAAGATTTGCCATACAGCTTATTAGCCGCTGCGTTTCTTGTAGTTTCTGTACAAGACAGACCAAGTGCTGCATCGTTTTCAAAGTTGCCTTTGAGAAAAGATTTAAGGCTTTCTGCGGTGTCCTCGAGTGAACGGTCATAATATGCCGCACTGTCGGCTGTTACCTGTAAAGCCTCTTGCATCATATTCAATGCATTGGCACTGTCCATACCTGTGGTTTTTGCAAAAGCATAAATACTCGTTCCCACACCCTGCAAGCGTGTTTTCAAAATACCGCTGTTTTTAGATACCGTAGCAATAGCACTTTCAGCTTGTGACTGCATTGAGCCAAATGTCTGCTCAAACTGCGAATTTGCGGCATTAACCTCTGCCGCCGATTCAATGCACTGCTGGCCGAATTTCTTAACAGCGGCAACCGAAAAAGCAGCCACAACCGCTGTACCGAGTTTTTTTAACTTAGCAGACATCTTATTGCTTACGCTGTTTGCCTGCTCCTGCACTGCATTAAGCGATTTAGAAAAGCCTTGCCTGTTCAGTACAAGATTTAAGCCGATTTCGCCAACTGTAGCACTCATTTCTCACACTCCTTTCGATATAAAATAAAGGGCGTAACGAAATGTGACACCCTTGTGGTATAAAAACAGCGCACACCCGAAGATGTACGCTGTATAATTTGATAAAATTTTAGCCACCCCGTTTGGAGTGGCTTTTACATTGTTTTTAAATCAATTATGGTCGCCAATGACAATTAGGACATTCTGCTATATTGCTATAAGAATTAACGCAATGGCATTGTGGACACTCCCATTTATCATTACTAACAGGTTTTTGCTGTTTGTTACTGTTATGCGGTAAATGGCAGTTAGAACATTCCGTTGCCTCTGCTTTATTCATGCAATGACATTTAGGGCATTCCCAATCTGTTGTTTTGGTAATCACTGAATTTTTACCCGCACCTAATTCTTCGAGGTATGCAAGTATTTTTGCGATGCCCCCAAATATTAGACATAAAAATACAGTTGATACCCAGCATACAAGCATTAAGGTAACATTAAAGCTACGAGTTACCGTATCGGTAAGAATGTTTGTATGTACGCTTTGGAACATTGCACCTAAAATTACTCCTCCGACTATACCAAGTACCAGTAACGCAACTGTTAAACCTTTGTAAAATTTGCTGTTCATAAAATCTCTCCTTTTATAATAAAATGTTACTTTATTTCACATTTTCTTTATATTACCAAAAATATACACAAAAGTCAAGAATTTTATAAAAATAAACAAAATTGTATGCAACATTTACATATTTGCAAATATCATTTCAAAGTCGTGCAAGGCGGTATTGATGTTCTCTTGTGTGCGCTGTTTTGCTGTGCGTGAACGCCACTTGTTGCGTATTTTATGTTGTGATGATGTAAAGTTCTTCAAAACATTTTCATCGTTCTCAAGGCGAATTTGAGCCGTTTTTGCAAGAGGCGTGTCAGCTCCCAAGCCACCGAGCAGAGAGCTGAACTCCGCCCAAGTCATCTTTTTAAAATCTTCGGAGTAAATGCTCACCCCGTACTCTGACTTAAAACTCGATACGATTAAATCGAAATCATCTATTAAGTCGTAGCCGGGGTCTGAATTTCCCCCTCGCTGTCATTGTCGGCGATAAGCTCTGTTGCTGTCTTAATAACAGTTGAGAGGTCGGCAAACGAGAGATGAAGTTTTGCAATCTTTTCTCTGTTCTCCTCATCAAAAAGAAGTTCAAGAGCCGATAAGATGTCCGATGTTTTTACGCCGTCCTCGCTGTCAAAAAGCGCAACCGTCTTAATGAAAGAAATTGCGTCATTGTTGACCTCAATTTCTGTGCCTTTGATAACAAGTTTTGGCTTTTCGTCAAAATTAAGCTTGTTTGTAATATCAATGATTTTTGACATTCTTTATACCTCCTTAGGCTGCAGGTGTGTATTCGGGCTTGCCGTTTGACATAACCTCAAATTCAAGAGGTGCAACACCTGTGCTTGCTCCTGCGCCGTTTGCTGTTACAGAGATAACCGCATTCTTGAAGAGTACGCTTGCACCGTTCGGGAAAGTCCACTTAAACGGAAGCTGTACGGCTGTGCCGTTCTTAAACGCAAGCTCTGCGATTTCATCGTTGCCTGCGTCACCGATTGTACGCTTGCCCTTTACAGAGATTGTAACGCTCTTGGCTGTCATAAGTCTTGACTTCCAACCCTCGTTCTCAAACGCTGTCCATTCCTCAACGCCGTTGTCAAATGCCACCGAAAACTCCTCACAATTTGCGATTGGAGTTGTGGCGGTGTCTGTACCTGTCTTACCTACCGCAAACTGATTTTCATAACATGGATAAACTCCACTTGATACTGCCATGATTATTTACATCCTTTCATAATAAAATTTAACTTCAATGACTTGCTCATAAACGCCCTTGTCGTCTGTGCCTACATCGACAGGCTCGGGTGTGAGCAGTTCAATAATATAAATTGTGTGTTTGTTGATTTCAACATCTTTTACACTGTAAAGCGTTTCAAATAAATTGTGTGCCTGTCGCTCTGTTTCATTTGCGTTGTTGTTCCAATGCAAGAGTAAAGACACGCTGATTGTGTTGTATGTACTCTCGTCACCAATCGCCCTTACAGGCGCACCCGACTGCTTGAGAGAGTACACACCGATGGACTTATCTTGTTTGTTATCGAGTTTACCGATGTAGTAATGCTCTGCTTTAAAGACAGTCTTTAAAAAGTCCCTTATGTCAGATAAATAAATCAAAGTCCTGCCTCCTGTTTGTAAAATCGTGCAAATGCCTTTTGACAAAAGTTTTGTCGTGCACCGCCCTTGAGCCAAGGTGCAAGCCACTTGCCGCCGGCAGCAATGTTTTTTTCACGGCTGAAATTATACTCGGGATGAAAATACAACCGTCTGGCATACGGTGTACTCGATACGATTTTTGTTTCGCCCTCGGCAAGATTTGCATAATCGGCAAAGGTGCTTTCGTTCTGCAAATTACCCGTATCAAAAGGCATAACCTGACTGTTTTTAATCTGTCTAAGCAATGCGTCTGTGGTATTGCGCAATGCCGTCTGCTGTGCTGTATCGAGCTGTTTTAGTACAGGCAGATTCAGCTTGATTTTTGATGTTACCGAAAAACTCATTAAATCACATCCAATTCCGTAAAATTCACTGTGCCGTCAGGGTTGCGGTGTTTAATGCCTTGTACGATGTTACGCTTTACTCCGTCAAGCACTACAAAGCCTGCGCTCAAAGTCGGGATGTCGGGAGCAATGTCACCGTCAAAAAGCAGCACTGCAGACACTTGCACGATTTTCTGTTCTTTTGTGTATATGGTCTTTGCCTTTGACTGCATATTGCAATGAGCATTACCCGCAAACAAATTAGTGTTCGGCAATAAGGTGTCTGACGGGTATATTTCTCCGCAGCGGAAAGCAACAACAGGAGAGCCGTCCTCGGTTATTCCCTCACCGTAGATTGTGACCTCGACAGGAGTTTTACAGAACTGCTTTTTTACAAGTGACGGAAATTTCAAAACATATCACCTCATATTGCAGGATAACAAAGCCCTGTTGATTTAAGCAGAGAGTAGAGGTCCGCAGGAATTGCCACGCCGCTTATGCACATCAAATTCCAACTTGCGCCAAACTCCATACTCACACCGTTGATGTTGTAATTTTTCAGATATGAAGAAATCATATCGGCATTTTCTTCTTCAAAAGCAGTAAGTCTGCTATGCACTCTGCTGATGATTCTCTTCTGCATTTCCGAAAGTTTTTCAAAATCAATGCGGTTAAAGGTCAGAATGTCGATGTGAGCGGCGGAGATAATGCTTTTTTCATCTCCGCCCTGCTGTTCAATGTAATCGGCATACATTACGCAACCGCCGTTGTATCAACATCAACATAAATACTGTCAATCTTGCCGTCTTTGCCGTTAGGGAAAACAAATGTATCGGAAAGTGTACGGTTCTGATAGAGCCAACCGTCACCCTCTGTATGTGCCCCCGGTGCAAAGAAGTAAATACTTGAAATTTTCGGTACAGTCTTGCAGGTATCACCACAAGCGACAAGAACATTGATTTTGTGACCGCCTGTGGCAGGTTCAAAACCACCGTTAGCAGGATTGAAGTTGAAACTGTCATAGAAACGCTCATCGTCAATAACCTCGATAATAGGGCAGCCGTCAATCTCGGTTACTCTTGTTTCAATTCCCATACCGCCCTCGGCAATCTGGGTAAGCTCAATCTTACGCGTAAATTCTGTTGACTGCTCAAGGCAATCCATAATGTTTGATGTTACATAAGCAACAAGTGTGCCTCTTGCCTTGTATCTGCGGAGCTTGCCGGCAGAAAGAATTGTTTTGAGCTTTGAGTAAGCGCTTGCTTTGGTCCATTCGGTTGACTTAGTAGCTGAATGATAGCCGTCTGTTGCCTGCGCCTTTGCGGCAACCTTTGAGAAGAAAAGTGCGTCGGTTTCCGGTGCGACCTGTGTCTGTTCAAACACCTTTGAAATGTTCTCAACCTTTGCGGTTGCGTTAGTTTCGTCAACATCTGCCTTATCCACAAGGAACTCAATATCTCTGTCGTGCTCGCAAGTGAAAGGAACATCTGTCTGTGTATATTTGCCTTTGTTCCAACCGCCCTCTCTGCTGTGGTTCTTAAAGCCTGTTGTTGACATCTGTGTAAAGTGGAATGTTCTTGCACCCACCCACTTTACATTTGAAGTGATGAATGGTGAAGTAAGTGTGCCCTGCATAAGAATTTCGAGCAGATCAGAGCTGAACTGCTCTGCATAGTTATTTGTGTTTGCCATAGTTAAATTGTCCTTTCTTAAATATTAAATCTGTTCCATTTCTTTGTCGGAACGCTTGAATTTGCTTTAGTACCGTCTGATGTACCGTTACCGTCACCGCCGATTTTCTGAACACCTGCGCTGTTATCGGCGGTCTTTTTTAGCGCAGGCACATCATCAAGCACTTTCTTAACCGCCTCGGTCAGCTTTTCTGTGTTGATTTTGCCGTCTGCCGTTACAGCCGAAAAGTCCGCCATTTTGAGTACATACGGAATGCTTGCCACATCTACGCCCTGTTTTACGGCTTCGAGGGTTGCCGACTGATTGACTTCTGCCGTGAGCTTTGCGTTGTTTGCGGATTCAACTTCCGACTGAATTTTCGCAATGTCGGGTGTGTTCTTGGCTTTCTGCTCCTTAAAAGCACCGATTGCCTGTTTCATCTCATCTGCTGACAATCCCTGCTCCTTGAAGTATGACTTTAAAACCGTGTCCTCTGTCACGCTCTGCTTGCCGTTAATAAGACTTGCAAGCTTGTCATAATCGAATGCAGGTGCAGGGTTGCCCTGCGGTGTCGGCTGTGTTTCGTTTGGGTTAGGTGTTGGGTTATTTTCTGCCATATTTTATCAATCCTTTCAGTTATCGGGTGTCTCCCGTAATCAGTTTATAGAGTGTCTCTCTGTTTCAGTTTTGCTCGGTGTCTCCCGTAGTTTAGCGTCTTCGGACAATAAAAAAGCACCTGTGCAGTCACTCACAAGTGCGTTTTAAGCTGTTTTTGTTGTCTTTCTTTTCGGCTTTTCCGTAGCGTTTGGCTTATTTTCCGTAACGTTGGACTTAACCTCTGTCGCAAAACCACCGTCAATGAGTTCCTTTGCTCTCTGCTCGGAGCATTCAAATACTTCATTAATCGGTCTGTTAATAAACCCCTCGGTTTTATCGTTGAACGATGTAATTACTCTTACTTTCATTTTGTCACCTCATTATTTATTTTTCTACTAATTCGTAAGTCTTTCTAAATATGTCAGGTTTACAAGGATATTTTTCACCATTAACACCAGTAATAATATAATCACCGGGACTTGCTGTCATATCACCTTCAAGTGTATGTATAACGATTTTTTTGTCGGTTTGATATGCTTCTACTACAACAGCTTTTTTCCGATACTTTTTCATATTCATTTTGTCACCGCCTTTCTGATTTTTGGTATTAAAAAAAGCACTCAATCCGATTGATTAAGTGCTAATAATAAACTTATAAACCTGGTGTAATTTCTTTTATTCCCTTTGCGGCTTTATACATTCTTTGCATAATAGAGTTTTCTCGCAAATACTCAAGACCTTTTAAAGTGATTTCGGGTCTTGTCAATTCAACTTGCGGATAGGAACAATCATAAGACTCCCACACATTCACTCCTGTTATATATCCGCTGTCAAAAAGCATTTTTATTATTCTACACCATTTTGGTTTAGATATTTCCAACGATTTGTAACTTAATATTGAGTTATCAAATTCAGATATATCCATACTGTTTTCTAATTTCTTAAGTATTTCATATATAATCTTAAAATTCTCATCCATAAATACACCTTTCTAATGCGAAAACCGCTCACAAGGAGCGGTTAGTTAATAGTCGATTTGAAGCATATGTCTGCCTGTTTTTTTGAAATATTCTTCATCGGCTTTTTTAGCCTCTTTCTTAATTTCGTTTGGAGCGTCATCCTTAATACTTCTATATCCGTTTTTTAAGGGCGTCATCCACTTGTAAAATTTTGCAAAAGTGTCAGTCATTTAATCAACTCCAATTATTATATTTACAACTTCCTTCGCTGTAGCTCTTGATTTCTTAGTCATACTCTCAGCAATACATTCGGAAATAAAATCATCTATGTTAGTCATGGAATATCTTGATACCGAATATTTTTTTATATCAATATCTATCGGTTCATTTAAACCATCCATTATTTTACTTATTTGCTCAAGTTTATCATCCCACAATGGGTCATTTAATCTGTGTTCAAGCTGTATTGCATGACCTATTTCGTGTCTAAAAGTATGCAAAGAGTGAGCAGAAGACCATTCACCTGATTTTTTCATTTCTTGTGCCTTTTGTGCATGCTTAGACAGTGCGTTTTTCTTGTTTGCAAATCTTAGCAAAAGTTCTCCTGAATTGTCATAAAATGCACCGTAATCTGATGAAGTTTTGGAATTAAGCACTCCAACTCTTGAAATGGTTGTTATCTTGCCGAATTTGTCCTGCATTTTTTCAAATTCATCGGTAAAATTTTCTTGAACAGCTTGCGTAACACCCTTTTCAAATTCTATTATATCATTATTTTCGGAATTTTCAACACTTCTGTTTGTATTTTCTGTATTGCTGTCAGATTTTTCAATTTCTGTGTCAGTCAAAAACTTTTGCTCTTGAGTATCAGATATTTTATGAACAGAATTTTTGTTTTGCTCTTCAAGCCTATCCGCCCTATCGTGCCACTCGTCTGCTCTTGCTTTAGCAAACTTCTTGTTATCCTCGTCAAGGCTGTATTTTGCCCTGCGGTCAAAGCGTTCGGCTTGTTTTTCTGCATGCTGTTGCTGTACTTCAAGTCCTCTTTGGCGGTCAAGCTCTGCAAGCTCGTCATCGGAGAGAGGTCCGCCCAAATCGTCAAGTTCAGGGTAGTAGGTGCTTGTGCTGTCCTTACAGCGTGGGTGAAAAAGTCCCTCCGCTATGGCGGTTGAAAGCAGCGGATAATCACCGTCCGACTTTTTGCCGTTTGAATACACATCATCAATAAACACCTTGCCGATATATTTTGCACAATCAGGGCAGCCGCCCTGCCTTGAGTTTACCACAACAAGGGAAAGCCCGTACTTCGCTCTTTCTTCACCTTCACCTCTTAGATATGCTCTCTTGTTCGCCGTCTTGATTGCCATATCCGCATAGTCTGAAAGCGTGTGTCTTGCACCGTTTTTGTACTCCACACAATTAAGCCCTGCGTTGAGCATATCTTTACAAGCCATATCAACTGCTTTTTCGTAAGTGCCTGCACCGGTGTTTGCGTACACCTGAGCATTGAAGATTGCCTTGCGATACTTGTCATTGCTCATTCGCAAAACTGCCGTTTCTGCCCTCTTTAAATCGTCTGTGGTCGATTTTACAAGAGCATTGAGCTTACGGTTATTGACCTTAAAAAACTCGCCTGTGCTCGCTCCTGTGGGCATATTCGGTGTAAAGCCGTTCTTAATAGCCTCGAGGATTTTTACTTCCTGTTCTGCGTTGCCGTCGGCTCTTGCGGTGTGTATCATCTCTTCAACCTTGCTGTTAATGCTCTTGAACTGCTTGCCGAATTTTTGGGCGTTCGTTTTGCGGTACTCCTCAAGCGCCTTTAGTTGTTCTGCCTGCCATTGGGTCCAATTATAGCCCTCTTTTTCTTCTTCCACCCTGTGACGGCTGAAATTGCGCATCATACTGTCAATAAGTTCATTTTCGATTTCTTCAAAGGCTTTTCCGATATCATAATCACTCATCTGTCAGTCCTGCCAAATCGTCGAATGACGAGGTTTCTTTCTCGCTTGCGATGCCCTGTTCTTCTTTTATCCTCTGTACCTCTTCGGCTTTCCAATCGTCCGACTTACTGTCGCCGTACAATTCCTCGACCGAGGTTTCAACAGACATCAAACCGCCCTGTCTTGCTTTTGATACAGTTTCAACCTGACTTTCAAATGACGGATTGGCGTACTCACCAAAGTTTACGGATACCTCTATTCCGTCAACAATTCCCTTGCCGTTAAGCTCACTGTCGGCATTCAGCACAGCATTTACAAGGCTCTGCATAGCGTTCTCGGTGAGCTCAACAAGGTTCTGTCTTGTATATAGAGTTGTTTTCTCTTTTTCTCTCTGTGCCTCGGCATTATCAAGTTTTTTGGTATCAATACCGAGCGTTGACGGAGATATAACACCTTGTAAACAAAGGTCAAGTGCGGTGATGTATGAACTTAAATAGCTTTCGTGCTGAATCTGCGGACTTTCGGTGTAAATCCTATTGCCGTTGCCGTTTTCCGACATATCGTTTCCTACTGCAATAAATCGGTTGTCAAACGGATTTGGCGATATCGGCTGACAGGTTTCGGGATTTCGAGGGATAAGACATTCAGGCACATACTGCTTTGTTCGGCAGGCTCTTAAAGCGTCCATCCACTGCGACCACACCTCGTCAAGGCTGTCGAAAGCGTCTGTTTTTATGCCAATAATGCCCGCACCTCTGCCCTTGTGGCACGATTTGCCGTAAATAACCGGTACTGCCCACATATACGATGTATCAAAGGTTACACCGTTGCTGTCTATCCAATCAAGTGCCTTAACTGTGTGTAAATCGACCTCTCTGCCGTTATCATCATACAAAACATAACGAATATAGCCGTAACCGTATGTTTCCTCAAAACGGAAATGTCGGTGATTTTGCGTGTAATCGGTATAAAACTTAACTTCTCTGATTCTGCCGCGCACATAAGTAAAGTCGATGTTTTCGGCAGGATACCATTCAACAATCGGAACATCTGATACAGCCGTGTCAAAGCTGACCTTAAAAG